TCCTGAAACAGGTAAAGAATCTTCTTATGTTCCAGCAGAAAGAATTAAAAAGATAAGAGAACTTAAAATAGAAGATAAACCAGGAAAGCCTACAGTTTTTAATCAAGGTGGTGTGGCAATGAACGAACAAATGGAAATGGCCTTTATGAGAGAAGGTGGAGTACCTGATAACACCATCGGAGTTGATCCTGTATCAGGTAATGACATTCCTGTTGGCTCTACTGCTGAAGAAGTTAGAGATGATGTTCCTGCTATGCTATCTGAGGGTGAGTACGTAGTTCCTGCAGACGTAGTTAAATACCACGGCCTAGCCCTATTTGAAGCCTTACGTAATCAAGCTAAGTTCGGACTACGTGAAATGGCAGAGGATGGTCGTATCGGTGGGGAGCCTATCGAAGATGATATGGAAGAAGATCTAACTGCAGAAGACGAACAGCTTCTACAAGAAATTATGACAATGGAAGAAGATGAAGGTGTAGTTAAAGCTGCATACGGTACTTTCATTCCTGGTAATACTTCTACTACTGTTCCTTCTAGTCAGGTGCAAATGCCAACGTCAGGACAAACACCTGCAAGCACACAACAAGTACAACCTGCTACAACACAACAAGATCCTTCAGGGGTATACGGAATTGTTACAGGAACTGGACAACCAGTTACTTCCTCTACACCCCTTGTTAATCAACAGCCTGTAGTTCAGGGTGTAGTTGGCACTGCCCCAGTTACAGGTGATAGTACAACAACCCCTGGGACTACACAGACAGGTATGGTCACTAAGAAGTATGTAGCACCAGACTGTAGACGAATTGATGTTCTTACTCTTAACGGTAAGATTATCTCTTCTACTCCTGCAGATTTTGATACATTTGTTGAAGCTACTGAAGCTAACCTAAAAAGATTTAATTGTGTTACTTCTGATGACGATAAGACTGATGATACTACAGACACAACAACTACTCTTACAGGTGGTGGTGATGACGATGATAATGGCCCAGATATTAAAACAACATCTGATCCTAAGTTTGATACAACAACTGACAAAGGTTCTAGGGATGCTGCAGATTACTTCAAGGAAAAAAGTGGAGTTAGTGTAGTAGATCCATTTAAAGCTGCACAAGATGCACTTAATAATGCTCTTAACGCTGATACAATGAAGGGTGCAGGTGCTCTAGCGGGACTAATACTAGGTCCAGTTGGAACACTTGGTGCAGGTGTTATTAATGCAGGTTCTCAGATTGATGCTCTTTCCACAGCATACGCAAATAAAAGTATGGCTGATTACTTAGGAAAGACAGGCGTATCTAACAGTATTCAAAAAGCTATTGACGAGTTTTTAGGAAAAGCCCCTGGCATCGTTAAGTTTGCTAATAAAAGTTCTGATCTTGGTAAAAAGAAGATGGAGTACGCTCTTCTTTCTGCACAGAGTGTAAACGCACCAGATGACATGGCACTTACCGAAGACAGGTTTGGATCATCGGAAGCATTTAATAGTGCAATGAATGAAGTTGCTACTTCTGGTATGGTCTATAACCCAGAAGAAAAAGTATATGAAAGAACTACAGAGACTGTTCAAGTTCCTACTACAGGCGGTGGATCAGTAACTGTTGGGGCAGGAACACAGGCATCAACAGCTTCCGCTGCTACAGTTGATAAAGACACAGGAAGAGTTGTGTTTACACCAGGAGAGAAAACAGTTAGACCTGTCCTTAGACCACCTAATCTTACGTCTGGAAGTGGAGGAGATGATAGTAGCTCCGCACCAGTGGGAGTTGTTGGAAACAACGACACAGGCTCTAATGATTTAGCTCAGTCTGTAGCTAACTTCTTTACACCAAATGACGGGAAAGAATACCAAAACGGTGTGCTTGTCAGTACAAGTAGTAATGATGACAACAATGATAGTCCCTCAAGTTCTGAAAGTTCTGACTGCTGCTTCATTATGCTAGAGGCTCGTTATGGCAACGGCACTATGGATGAAGTTGTACGCAGATACCGTGATGAGTATATGACTGCTCGTAACAGAAGAGGTTACTACAAGACTGCTGAAGTCCTTGTACCTCTCATGCGTAAATCAAAAGTGTTTAAGTGGGTTGTCACTAAAACATTTGCTGATCCACTAGTATCTTATGGTAAGTATTACTATGGTGAAAACAAACATGGTGTTATCTTTACACCAGTTAAAAACTTTTGGATGAAACTCTTTGATGTTGTAGGAGGAGACACAGAGTTTATTAGAGAGAATGGTGAAGTTGTCTAAACAACCCTACGAAAGTAAAGATGTGGTGGAAGTCTACGAAGAAAGATATATCCACCACCCCTTACAAGCAGACGATATAAACTTTGAAATAAAAACTATTGAAAGTTTATTAAGTAAAGAAGACAAGTGGTGTGATGTAGCCTGTGGCACTGCCCACCATTTAAGAAAAGCGCAAGGATCTTTTGAAAGATATGGTGTTGATCGTTCTAGTTTAATGATTAATCAACACATTGAGGATACAGATTACAAAGTTAATTATTTTATTGAAGACTTACTTTATTTTAATCCTGGTACTTCTTTTAATTTAGTTACTAACTTTTGGTTTGGATACTCACATCAAGAAACTCTTAATGATGTATTAAAGTTTTTTGAAAAGATGATAGACCTTACCTCTGATAATGGTACTATTATTCTTTCAGTACATAATCACTGGAAGTTATTTAATCGTATTCCTAGACTGACAACAGACGTAGACAGTCAATTTAGACTTGATGCATTGCAGTGGTCTTATGTAGAGCCTAGTACAAATGACGTTTATAAATGTATTTCTCCTCATAAAGATTTAATTATAGAAACTTTTAGACCACACTTTGAACAGTGTACTTTAATAGAGTACCCAAGGATTTCTGCAAAAGAGTTACTTATTTTAAAAGGTAAAAAAAGATGCAACTAGAAGAATACAAAAATGTACTGAGAACAAGGTATGATGCTCTTCCTGATGAAGAAAAAACTCTTATTGGTGAGCTTTCTCAAATGCCAGTTGGTGCTGTGCTTTATAAAGTACTAGGGCCAGAGTTAACTGGAGCAGCTTCAGGTCAAGAAGAAACAACTCAAGAACAGCCACCTCAAGAAGAGATTCAACCAAGGCGTATAGGTTTGGGTTCTCGTTAACCCTAAATATACTCCAAATAAATATAAGGCTACCCAGCATAGTGCTGGCCCCAACATAAGGAAAAAGACATGCCTGAAATGATGACAATGCAATCCCCTAAGAACGCAGGTTTCGTAGATCGTGGTTTTAATCACGCAGAACGTAAGCGTAAAATAGAAGAAGAAGAAAAAGAAATTGCAAGACTAGAGGCAGAAGCTCGTGGTGAAGAGTATATTGAAGAAAGTGAACCCAGTGGCGAAAGTACTGAGGACACCCAGGTACAAGCCGCAAGTGATACCCAACAAGAAGAACAAGCACCCCAGGAAGGGGAAGCACAAGAAGACGATGCCACAGCAGGACTAAGTGCTGAAGAAAAGTCTTTTAAGAAACGCTACGGTGATTTACGTAGACACATGCAAGAAAAAGAAAAAGAGTGGAACGAAAAGATTGAAGCTCTTGAGAAACGTAAATCAAAAGAAAGTATTATACCTCCTAAGTCTGATGAAGACATTGAGGCATGGGCTAAAGAATACCCAGACGTAGCAGGTATTGTAGAACGTATTGCTTCAGAGAAAGCAAAAGAAATGTTCAGTAAAGCAGAGTCTAGACTACAAGAACTAGATGACGCTCACAATGAAGCTCTACGAATGAAAGCAGAAAATGTTATTCGTAAGTCTCATGAAGACTTTGATGAGTTAAGATCTTCAGATGAATTTCATGACTGGGCAGAAGCTCAACCTAAATGGGTAAAGGATGCACTTTATGAAAATATGGATGATCCTGCTTCTGTTATTCGTGTAATTGATCTTTATAAAGTAGACAACAACATGACACCGACAGCTAAAAAGAATACTAAGAAAGCTGCAGCGTCTAGTGTTGTTAAAGGAACTCGCACTTCTATCGACACTAAAGGTGTATCAGGCCAAATAAAAGAGTCTGATGTAGCTAAGATGTCAGCTAAGGAGTTTGAGAAACGTCAGGATGATATCTCAGAAGCAATGAGAACTGGGAAATTTATCTATGACATATCTGGTGCAGCCAGATAAAGTGTTGACACTTAAGAAGTGTTCAATATAACTACACGTATCTAAGTAAAGCCTCCCCTGTGGACTACCTTTACAGATACTTTTTCACGATAAAAGTCTAAACTACAAAGAACTACCTGTTCAAGTATAGGCCCAGTAAGTATCTGGTTGCGCAACTGGATACTATCTGCACCCTAGAAAACGATCAGCCTCTTTCAGGTGTTTAGCTTTCTTTTTAAAGCCAAATATCATGGAGGATTTAACTATGGCTTTTGCATCCGCTTCAGGTTATACCAACCTGCCAAATGGGAACTTTTCCCCAGTCATCTACTCAAAAAAAGTGCAGCTTGCGTTCAGGAAGAGCACAGTTGTAGGTGACATCACGAACTCCGAATATTTCGGGGAGATTGCCAACCAAGGTGACACAGTGAAAATTATGAAGGAACCTGAGATCTCAGTTTCTGCATACACTCGTGGCACAACCATCGCAGCACAAGATTTATCAGATGACGATTTCTCGTTAGTCGTTGATAAAGCTAACTATTTTGCTTTCAAGATGGATGATATCGAAGAGGCACACAGCCACATCGACTTCATGAACCTTGCTACCAACCGTGCAGCTTATCGTCTTGCTGATCAGCATGACCAAGAAGTTCTAGGTTACCTAGCAGGTTACAAACAGTCTGCCCTACATGGGAATGCTGATACAGTTAACGATCAAGTTAACGGTACTAAAGCAGACTCAACAGCAGGTGCAGACGAATTGCTTGCAGCAAACAAGCTAAACAAAGGTGACTTTGGTAACATCACAACAGCTTCTGCTGATGACCATTCGATCCCTGTTGCAGCACGTTTGCCAGGTGCAACTGCACTACCAACAGAGTACGTTTCACCAACAATGATGGTGGCTCGTATGGGTCGCCTACTTGATCAACAACAAGTTGACAAAGATGGTCGTTGGATCGTAATTGACCCTGTCATGATGGAAATCTTGATGGACGAAGATTCACGTTTCCTACAATCTGAGTGGGGTGCTTCAGGCGGTCTACGTAACGGTCTAGTCATCAACAACTGGAATGGTTTCAGAGTTTACTCTTCTTCAAACCTACCTTCTGTTGGTACTGGTGCAGCTACCACAGGCACAGCCAACCAAAACGACAACTACGGTGTTATTGTCGCAGGTCATGATTCAGCCGTTGCAACTGCAGAGCAGATCAACAAAACTGAAACATATCGTGATCCAGATTCATTCGCTGACATCGTTCGTGGTATGCACCTTTACGGTAGAAAAATCCTACGCCCAGAGGCGTTGGTTACAGCTAAGTACAACTTGGCTTAATACTTAAAACTTTAGGGGCAGGGCAACTTGCCCCTTTAGGCTATCTAAAGGATTTTTTGTAATGGCTACATATGTTGCATTAATTAATGAGTTGCTACGTAGGCTTAACGAGGTTACACTTGATACAGCAGGTGATGGCTTTGATACAGTTCGTAACGTACAAGCCCTTGCAAAAGATGCAGTCAACAACTCTATAAGAAATATTCTTCAGACAGGACAGGAATGGCCCTTCTTAAAGAATACTTATACACAAACCCTTACAGCAGGTACACGTCTGTACGACTTTCCTTCAGACTACTCTAGTGCTGACTGGGAAACTTTTTACATCAAACAATTATCAAGTTCTCAGAATGTACCCTCTCACTTACCTGTAATTACTTATGACGAATATGTTCAAAAGTATAGACAGTCAGATGACACAGGAGATGCTGCAGGTATTTCTGCTCCTACTCTTGTTTATCAAACAAACGAAGAGAAGTTTGGTGTTACTCCTATTCCTGACGCAGCCTACGAAATAGAATACGTGTACTGGTCTTACCCTGCAGATCTTGTTTTGTTTGATGATGTTGCAGTAATTCCTGATAGATTTAAACATGTAGTTATTGATGGGGCTATGATGTACATGATGCGTTTTAGATCAAATGATCAAAGTGCTTCAATACACCAGGCTAACTTCGAGAATGGTATAAAGTCTATGAGAAGAGTTATAGTAGATGAACCTCTAAGAGTTAGATCTACTGTAATAGAAAGAAATAATTCTTCTAATACTATCTTAGGAAGAGTTGGTTAATGGCTGACAATCTCGCCTCTTTTAAAGTATTTTGCCAAGGCGGTCTTAACACTAGTCGTGATGTGTTGTCACAAGGTGAGACACAACCAGGGTCTGCTATTTCTTTGATTAACTATGAGCCATCCGTTACTGGTGGCTACCGTAAGATCAACGGATTTAGTAACGACTACGGAACAGTTACAGGTAAAGCTAATACACCAGTGTTAGGTGTTTGTGTAGCTAACGGTATTAACGATGGTATCTTAGCTTGTAGAGAACAGACTGTAGGTAATGACTATTTATTATATTGGGATACTGCTACAGAGGCTTGGGTTAATGTAACTACTTCTGGTTCTCCTACAATGACAGGTGTAACTAAGGTACGCTTCACTAAGTACAACTGGGGTAGTTCTAAGGTCTTACTTACTGATGCTGTCAACCCTGCAGCTACGTATGATGGCACTACCTATACACAGATTACACATGCTGATGCACCCAGCGCACCAAGACTGTCACACGTATTTAAGAACCACATGTTCCTAGCAGGTGACCCTAGTGAAGACACAAATCTTTATTTTAGTGCACCTTACGATGAGACTAGCTTTGCTCCTGCTGATGGTGCTGGTGTTATTAACGTAGGCTTCCCTGTCGTAGCTATCAAGTCTTTCCGTGATGTGTTGTACATCTTTGGTAGTAACAACATCCGTAAGCTTGTTGGCGATAACATCTCTAACTTTGTACTACAAGAAGTTACAGATGACCTTGGATGCCTAGCTACAGATAGTGTTATTGAGATTGGTGGTGACCTACTCTTCTTATCACAAGATGGCTTACGTCCTGTTAGTGGTACAGACAAGATTGGTGACGTTAACCTAGAGACAGTATCAAAAGACATTCAGTCTATCTTTACTGACATTGTGTTTGACATTGACCTAGAAACACTGAACGCAGTAGTCATTAGGCAGAAGACACAGTTCCGTTACTTCTTTGGTGCAGCAGACTCACAAGGTGTTATCGGTGGCTTTAGACAAACACCTAACGGATTACAGTTTGAATATAGTCAGATGTTAGGTATTACAGCTACTTGTGCTGATAGTGGATACATCGGACAGAACGAGTTTGTTATTCACGGTACACAAGATGGTAAAGTACATAGGCAAGAACGTGGTAATGACTTTGATGGTGAAGACATCTTTAGTGTATTCCAGACTCCGTTCTTTCATATGCAAGACCCAGAACAACGTAAAGTGTTTTATACTGTAGCTACATACCTACGTGCTGAAGGTGACAATGAAATCGTTATGTCTGCTTTGTATGACTACGAAGACATTGATACACTAAGCCCAACAAACTTTACACTAACAACAACGGGTGCTGCAGCTTACTATAATGAAGCCTTGTATAATAGTACAGCAATCTTTGACGGTAACCCTGCCCCTGTTAAGAGAACAAACATTTCAGGTTCAGGTAAGTCAGCATCATTTAAATTCGTAACTAATGATTCCAATGCATCACACAGTATTCAGGGTCTAGTGATTACATTCGGAGTAGGAGACAGGTTATAAAATGGCAGGTTATACACGACAGTCCGTAGCTGATATTATTGCTAACGCAGTCATTAAAGCTGCACCAGTTAACGCTGAGTTCAATGCTATACGTGACGCATTTGCTTTATCAGGTGGACACAAACACGATGGTACATCAACAGAGGGTGCTTACGTACCTCTGATTGCTGACGTAGATGCTTTAAACAAAGTTGTAGTAGATACAAGTAATAACCGTATTAGCTTTTACTCTGAAGTAGGTGCTGCTGCAGTAGAACAACTACGTATCCAAGACGGTGCTATTGTTCCTGTAACAGATGATGATATTGACCTTGGTACATCAGCCCTAAAGTTTAAAGACTTATACATTGACGGTGTAGGTTACATTGATGACATTACAGTAACTGGTACATCAACATTCTCTAACGTAGACATTAACGGTGGTGCTATTGATGGTGTCACTATCGGTGCTGCCTCTGCAGGTGCTGGTACATTTACTGACCTGACTGCCACAGGTACAACAACAGTTACAACAGCAGACATCAACGGTGGTAACATTGATGGCACTATCTTAGGTGCTACAACTCCTGCAGCAGGTACATTTACAGATGTTACAGCTACAGGTACAACAACAGTAACAACTGCAGACATTAATGGTGGTAACATAGATGGTACAGTTATTGGTGCTAGTAGTCCTGCTGCAGGTAGCTTTACTACTGTATCGACATCTGGACAGGCT